ATATGGAACAACAGCTTCAGACCGCACAGGTTTGACAGGTAACTCGTTCCTAACACCTCACACAATCAAGGATGCAGTTGAGACACTCTCAACCAAGAACATCCCAAGGTTGGGCGAGACCTATGTTGCATTCGTGCATCCACACCAATCACGTCGTCTTCGTGACAATCCTGAGTTCATCGAAGTTACAAAGTACGCAGCTCCAGGAAACTTCATGCTCGGTGAAATTGGTCGTTTGTACGACACAGTCTTCATTGAGACAACACAAATCCAGAAGGTTCACAATGGTGCTGGTTCATCATGGACAGCTGATTCAACAGTTGCTCCAGGAGACGTCGTCTACCCAACTGGTGGAGGATACACAACTCCTATCACTAAGAATGGTAACGGTGATAAGGATCGTTACTCAGCTATCATCATTGGTGATAACGCATTCGGTCACGCTATTTCACTTCCTGTGGAACTTCGTGATGGCGGTATTCTTGACTTCGGTCGTGAGCACGCACTTGCTTGGTATGCAATTTACGGACTTGGTCTAATCACTGACCAATCTGTAGTTATCGCAGAAACCAACTAATTAAACAGGTGGGGCGGGGTTAAGCACAGTCTGAAACAAGACACCACTCCCGCCCCACCACCCAATAAAACTAAACCTATAAGGAGAACACTAATCGTGTCAAAAGCAAAAGTTACAGATGTCACAGGACGTCAAAGAGAAGAACAATTAAAGACAGTGGCTGAACAACAGGCCGCTCGTGCTGGTGAAATGTCAATGGCAACAGCTATTCAGGAAGTCAAAGATGCTACAGAAATTGTAGATATGACTACACCATCAGCGCCTACAGTAATTGACGAGGTAGAAAGCGTGGGAGTATCCCTAGCTAACGACACCGTAGTCGTACGTGTTGCAGAGAATATTGATCAAATGACCCTTGGAGCAGGCAATGTTTATTCTTTCCAAGCAGGAAAGAAGTACAAGGTGGCTAAGCATGTAGCTGCACACCTTCAAGAAAAGGGTTATCTATACGATAGATTGTAAGAGATCTTTTTAAAGTATCTCTATAAGCGCCCCCTGCAGACAACCGCCCTCCTGTCTGTAGGGGGTTTCTATTCGTTTAAGCAGATTAATTAAGTAAAATATAAGATGATTATGACAAGAGTTTATTGGAGGATCTGTGGCCACAGTTCAATCTTTAGCGGATAGAGTTCGTGCTGAACTAGGAGATACTGGGCGATCTTTTGTAGAGTCATTTACAGGCGATGGAATTAATAATCGCTTTACTTTAACTCAATCTCCAGTATTAGGTGCTACTCTTCTTATTAAAGTTGACGGTGTTGACGTTTCCTCTACAACCACTATTGAAGAGGGTGTTGGATACCTAACACTAGCCGCAGTCCCAGATAGTGGGGCAGTGGTCACGGTAAGTGGTACAGCTTTCCGTTATTTTACGGACTCTGAAATTTTCTATTACGTTAACACAGCTTTTGGCCAACATGGTCGAACAAGCACCGATAGTAATGGAAGCCTTGTAAATCTTGGAACACTTCCAGCTATTGAAGAGTACCCAGTGGTCATTTTGGCTACTAGCATGGGGCTATATACGCTAGCTACAGATGCGGCGTTTGATATTGATATTATTTCTCCCGATGGGGTTTCTATCCCACGTTCTGAACGCTATCGTCAGGTTAACGAACTGGCTATGGCTAAGCGTGAGCAGTATCGTGAGCTTTGTAATCTTCTTGGAATTGGCATGTACCGTGTAGAGGTTTATAGCCTGCGTCGTATTAGCCGCCTAACAAACCGCTATGTCCCAATCTATCGCCCACAGGAAGTGGACGATGGTTCTATTCCACAGCGTGTATACCTGTCTATGCCTACATACGGAGATGTCACCCCAGCTACAGCAGCAACATCTAGAGACCTTAATCCATATGCAGGAGATGATTTCTTTGAAAAGGTAAAGTTCTCATTTGATATTACAGATTTTACTCCTCTAGGACAAATTCGTTTGTATCCAGATATTCCAGGAAGCCAGGTTGGCCCCGTTATTCTTGCTAGTTTTGAATTTGAAAAACAGGCATCAATATTAGGTGGAGTTGTTGATACGTTAGTAGTAAAGCTTTCACACTCAGTAACTATTGATCTTCCTAACGTTTCTTACTATGATCTACAAATGACCTCACCAAACGGTGATGTACGCACGTACCTATATGGCAAGGTATTTACTCATTATCAGGTTAGTGAATAAGGTTGGTAATTAAAAATGACTAGCGGTCATCCTTATAACTGTGGTTGTTCAGCTTGTCAGCAACCTATTATTGAGATCACTGAAACTACTTATCCTGGAATAATCTCTGTTGCATATGAAGGTACTCAAGGTACTCAAGGTGTACCTGGAATAATCTCTGTTGCATCTGAAGGTCCTCAAGGTGCTAAAGGTGTACAGGGAACCCAAGGTGTACAGGGATACCAAGGCAGTGGCTTATACACGTATTCAGAACTACCACCAATAAACCCATCTATTGGTGATCGTTGGGTTTGTACTCTTAATGGTTATGAATATACATACCTACAAGATTTAAATTCATCTCAATGGGTTGATACTCGTACATCAGGTTTTCTAGGACCTCAAGGAATTCAGGGAACACAAGGACTTCAAGGTTACACAGGCGCCCAAGGAACAACTTCTGGAATTACCTACAAGGCTTTGTACCCAAATTCAAATACAGCTACAGGTAGCCTTGGTGAAATCTGTATTGATGGTACTGCTGGAGATCTCTACATTTGTACAGGCACCAATACCTGGCAGAAAATAGCCCTTAACTCAGATAACTTCACTAACACTGGGGGATTTAACTAATGGCTCTTGACTTTCCTTTAAACCCACAAACAGGTGACCGCTATGCTTATGGCGACACTTTATGGCGTTGGAACGGCAATGCTTGGGACAATATTTCAGGTGGAGCAGTGGCTTACACCCATATTCAAGGCACCTCCAGCGCTGTCTGGAATATCACGCATAACCTTAAATTTTACCCAAACGTCACTACAATAGATTCATCCGGTGCAATTTGCGAAGGCGAGATAAACTACACTAATCCTAACAGTCTAACAGTAACATTTACAGCCGCATTTAGTGGTACCGCATATTTGTCATAAGGAGAAATAATGGCCCGTAAATTCTATACACCGATTAACCTAACAGGTTTAGAACTACAGAACTTTAAAGTTCAAAACCTTCCAGATAACCCCACTGCCTATGGAAAAGGTCATGCGTACTACAACACTGCACACAATGAACTTCGCATATATGATGGAAGTGCGTGGAATGCAGCAGGCGGCTCAGTAGAGTTTGGAACATACTCAGATATTCCAACCTATGGTAATGCTGGTCGTCTTTACGCTACAACAGATACTCAAACTTTATTTCTTGATACTGGTTCTTCATGGCTTCAAATAGGAGACCCAACAGGTGCGGCCTCAACCGCAGAATCTAACGCTAAGTCTTACGCAGATGGTCTTGCTGGTAATTATGATCCAGCAGGTGCCGCATCTACAGCTCAGTCTAATGCCGAAAGTTATGCAGATGGCCTTGCTGGTAATTATGATCCAGCTGGTGCTGCTTCAACCGCACAATCAAACGCTGAAACTTATGCTGATGGTCTTGCTATCAATTATGATCCAGCTGGCGCTGCATCTACAGCCCAATCAAACGCTGAAAGCTATACAGATACGGCTATTACAAATCTTCATGTTGGAGGTACTAATTCTGGAGATGTCGCTACTCGTGGCTATGTAGACGCAACAGCACAAGGACTTTCTATTATTGGTTCAGTACGTGCAGCATCTGATGCAGCACTTGACCTTACAGGAACAACACCAGTTGTTGGAGGAGTAGCTCTTGCTGATGGTGACCGTGTACTTGTTAAGGACCAAGCAATTGCTACTGAAAATGGAATTTATCTCTTTAATTCTACAACAAGTAAGTTAGTTGCTTCTACAAACCCTGAAGACACTGACCTCAAAGAAGGTTCCTTTGCCTTTGTAGAAGAGGGAACATCAGCAGCCCGTGGTTATATCATTACTTCGTATGTTGCTGGCTCTTCTACTTGGACACAGTTCTCAGCCGCTGGTGAATATACAGGCGGAGACGGAATTGATATTTCAGGAACCACAATCTCTGCAAAAGTTGCTGATGGCCTTAAGATTGATGGCAGTGGAAATATTGCTGTTGATACTGGAAAAGTTGTTTATAAGTATGCAACAACTATTACCGGCGATTCAACTGACGGTGGAGTAACGGGAACCACACAGTTTACTGTTACGCACAATTTAGGTACTTTAGATATTCAGGTTGTAGTTTACGATACAACCACAAACGAAGAAGTTGTTACAGACCTTCTATACATCAATACTACATCTGCAACAGTTGGTTTTGCAGTGGCTCCAGTAACTACACAGTCCTACAGAGTGGTTGTCCAGGCTTAATTACCTCTGTTAGGAGTTTCACCCTATGACACGTAAGGTCTTAGTCCCGCTAGGGTTACTTAGCCTGCCTACAGATCCTATTGGACATAATGCAGGTGATTCTTACTGGAACTCAGTTCAGCATGTTATCCGCACCTATGATGGGGCGCAATGGGTTGTGTCTTCCGGTGTTCAAGGATTACAAGGATTACAAGGAACACAAGGAACACAAGGTTCTACTGGCTCTCAAGGAACTACAGGTTTTACAGGCTTACAAGGCACTACAGGTTCACAAGGAACGACTGGAAGTCAGGGTACGACTGGTGCCCAAGGTTCTACTGGCTCACAAGGAACTACAGGAACACAGGGTTCAACTGGTAGCCAAGGAACTCAAGGTGCAATAGGTTCACAAGGAACAACTGGCACACAAGGAACTATTGGTTATACTGGCTCTCAAGGTGTTCAGGGCTACACAGGAACTAAGGGCGATACAGGTTCTCAAGGAACACAGGGTTCAACAGGCACACAAGGAACCACTGGTTCACAAGGCCTACAAGGTACAACTG